CACTGTTCGCTATCCTAATCAGGTTAAGTTCAGTGAAGAGTTTATTAATAAGCTGGTTGAAGAATATACTAACCATACTGCTATTAGAGAAGGTCAAGGAGTAATTCGCAACATTGAAGAAAAGATGCTTAAAGCACTTCGCATGCTTTTACATGAAATTTCCAAAGCGAAAAAGTCATCAGAAGCAACTCGAAAAGTAATTACACCACCTAACAAGAGCATTTAGAGTCAATACACATAATTCAAAAGGGAGCCCAAAGGGCTCCCTTTTTTGTTTAGTAATTTCCAAAGACGGAATCACGCTCATCGTCATATTTGACGATCGTATCTGAAAGTTCTTTAACATTCTGATCGTATAATTTAGATGGATTAGGAGCGACTGGATTAGTTCCACCAGCAAGACGCCCAAAAGACTCTTCTTCAGATACATCAGGAGTAATAGCCTCAGGCGGTGCTCCCGGCTCATAAGAGTATTCATAACGAGCAGCTTCTAAATACCAAGCATAATGTCTACCTAAGAAATCACCACCAGGGTTTTTTCTATCTAGACGCTTAGTCACTTCAAATACTTCAGCTGTGCGGCCACCTCTACGACCACAGCCAGTATTTACCACAACGAAAACATCACCAGACTTTGGTTCTCTATTTGGGAAATAAAGATCCCAAGTATCAAATGGAATGGCAACCCCGACATCGGCATTGATCTGAATACCGAAACGAGACATAATACTACTATTATTGGAAATTTCGACATAGGCCTTAAATGTCAGAGTCTCATCAAAGCCAGTGACCATATCATCCCCAAACAAAAAGTTCATAGAAGGTAGATTAAACCCATTGGAGTAATATCTTATCTGGACACCATAAAGACTAACTAACTCCTTTAGCCATTCATTATAGGCATTTTGGTCATTATTAGGCTGATCCACACAGGTTGGAATATATGAGGCTATCGACCCAGGATTGCTAGGATTAAAGGAAAAGCCTGTATCTGCTGGATTGAAAGTAAATGACATTGATAAATATTTATGAACGATGCGCAATTATACTTACAATTTTGAAATAGAGGATTTAATAGCCCAGTTTATTAATGCATTCAATGATGTAATTATTAATCGCTATAATAAGGAAAGGGAAATGCAAGATAAGATTCATGTGAATTTTGTCTATGCCCCCAAGAAGAAGGTTCTGTATGACCTTATTAATAAAAACCCAAACCCCATTAGTCTTCCAGTAATATCTGTTTATATCACTAATATATCCCGTGATAATAACCGAGTAGAAAATAAAATAGGTAAAAGCTACTTTGTAAATGACACTAAGGATATTAAAGAAAGACGCCAGCCTGTTCCAGTTAAAATAGAAGTTGGAATGTCTGTTTTAACAAAATCTACCGAAGACCTATTACAAATAATGAGCAACTGGGTGCCTTATACGGACCCATATATTTACATTGACGTAGAAGATCCTAGTACTAGCCAAGTAATAAGAACTAAGGTTCGATGGAATGAAAACATTACTATAAATCAGGAATTAGATGATCCATCGTCAAAGGTATTCAGATCAGGTTTTGATACATCATTTACTATTGAAGGATATCTCTTTAAGAAGCTGCTGCCCGATAGCTCTCGTATTTGTAAAATTACTACAAATATGTCATCAGTTTCATGCCTTACCAATTGCTTCATGTCTATTGAGGCTTTTGAGAAGGAGATTAATCTGAATCCAGCCAATAAAGAAACCTTCATTGTAGAAGGCATTTCGCGACTATATTGCATTACTCCTTGGGAGACTATTACAGGTAAATCCAAATATGAATTTAAAGTATCAGGGAAGAATTTGAATTATGTAACGAGCCTATATGTCAGTGCCAATAACAGTATGTTTCCGGCGTCTGCTGTTAATTATCATAACTTTTTCCCTGATACTAGCGCCAATGTCACCCTAAATCACTGCACAGAGAACCCTGCAACTTCCACGCAGATAACCTCTGCCAGGTGCCGACCTTTTTATGGTGTTGAAGTATCAGCATTTGAGTATACACCTACGGGAAATGCTCTGCTCTTTAACTTGCCATACGTACCTACTACAACGGGTATATTTGATGTTATTGCTGTTACCACATGCGGTTGCTCTAAACTTTCAGTAGATAGTAGGTCATTATCAACGGAGTTTTATACAACTCCCACAGCATTAAGCGGGGGAGTAATAGTATCAATTCCAAGCAGTGCATCATTATTATATCTTACTGATGAGAATGGCGAAATATTAGAAGATGAAGGTGGTATACCGTTAACTGACTAATAAACACAGATTAAATAGTCATAAGGGTTGTTAAATCAATCATATGAAATAAATAAATAGAACATATGCCTGCATCAAAGCCAACAAGCTGGACCCATAGAATTTTAGGATCTCTCCCCTACACAGCTTCAAGAGAAATAGAAGACACCAACCCAAAGTATAAAACCTTTGAGGCTATTAGTGGGCAGCGCGACGATATCCTTCGTCGTTTATCTGTATCTACAGTACAACCGCAGCACGGTGGATCTGATAGTATGGTAACAGATAAAAGTTATCATGCTTTAGTATATGCCCCGTTAGATGAAAGTAAAGTAAATCGCATTAATGAATATCGCCGCATGGCTGAGTATTCAGAACTATCGGATTGTTTGGATATTATATGTGATGAAATTATTAATGAAGACGAAAATGGTAAAATTATTAATCTTCAGATTGAAGCAGGCAAATATAACAATACTATAAGGTCAGAGCTTAATAAAGAGTTTGAGCGGTATATTTCAATTTTTAACCTAAAGAATAAAGGCTGGGAATATTTCCGTCAGTTTTTTGTTGAAGGTGAGCTCTTTTTTGAGAATATCATATCCAATAACAACCCTGATGTAGGTGTTGTGGGTGTTGTCAATATACCAACAGAGCTAGTTGAGCCTGTTTATTATAACGTTCAAAATGAAGACCTTAGTCATTTTATTCTGCGTAAATATAATGAATCTGCTGTAATGCCTGGTGTCTTTAATAGAGTATCATACACAGGCCAAATGCCAACCACCGAAGAACTTGTTCCGCTACAGAAGCAACAAGTCGTATATATTCATTCAGGGGTATGGGATAAAGATCGTCTTTTTAAGATTCCCTATGTTGAAAAATCAAAAAGAGCCTACTTACAGCTCTCCATGATTGAAGATTCCATTGTTATTTATCGCTTGGTTCGTGCTCCAGAGCGTTTGAAATTTACAATTGCTACAGGCAATATGCCCCAAGCAAAAGCCGAACAGTATCTGCGCCGTGTTATGGCCCAATATTGGGAAAAGAAAACACCAGGCGCAGGTGGTTTTAAAAATGTATACGATCCACAGTCTATGTTAGACAGTTATTGGTTTACTAAAGGAGCCAATGGTGAAGGATCTAACGTTGAAGTTATGCAAGGCGGCCAAAATTTAGGCCAACTTGATGATCTAAACTATTTTGTTAAGAAGTTATTTCGCTCTATGAAGATCCCTCTTAATAGAATGAACCCCGAAACTGCTTATCGTGAAGGGACTGAAATCACCACAGAAGAATTAAGCCTAGCACAGTTTATTATGAGAATCCAAAGACAATTCGCTGAAGGTCTTAAACATGGATTTATTACTCATCTTAAATTACGTGGCTTGTGGAAATCCTACAAGCTTAAGGAATATGACTTCCAGCCAGTGTTTAACGCGCCTCGTAATTTCAAAATGATGCGTGATTTGCAGTATGTGGAATTAATGCATCGCACCTACAATGATATTGTAAGCAATGAAAACATCTCCCCTACATTAATGATGATGGAAATATTTAAATGGTCACCAGAAAAGATTCTTGAGAACAGAGCAATGCTCCGTAAGGATCGCGCCTTTAAATGGGAATGTGATCAAATAGCAAACGTAGGTCCTGACTGGCGTGAAAATGCCGCTGCTGAAAATGCAGCTGTAGGTATAGATTCTCCCGGAGGGGGCGGGGGCGGAAGTTCTCTTCCACCTGACTTCGGTGGAGCAGAAAATAACCCATCGGCACCTGAAGCCGGGGCGGCGGCACCTGAGGCCGGGGCGGCACCACAGCCAGCAGGTAATGCACCACCTTCAACTCCACCAGCTTCTTAATCTATGAGTTTACCTTGCAAGTCACCAATTACCCCTGACGGATTTTCCGGATCGACATATCTTAATAGTGTTATTGAGACTTATGGAGACTTGGCTTTACGTGTCAAAAAATCATTAGGGTATCCTCAAATTAACGTAGAAGTCTCTGATTCTCAGCTTGGTGATTTTATTAATAGAGCTATTGAATTATACTCCAAACATGCAGGGTATACTGAAGAATATTTAATATTTGACAGTAACTATTATGTTAAAGGATCTGGTATACGTTTAGATACATTATTAGCGGGTCGTTGTTCTGACGACTTATCAGTTGAAGATCCTACTACTAATTTACTTGAAAATCCAGACTGTTTTTTTACGGCGGTAACTGCTACATCAACTACTGAGACATATCTCGGTTCTGCTGTATGCAATATAATAGCGGGTCCATTATCTGCTACAGGAGATAATGTAATTATAACCCCGTCAGCAGGCCATCCATGGGACTTTGATGTATGTGATGCTGACCGTGTTATTGTATCTCCCCTCAGTGCTTACCCAAGTACTACACTATATTGTTCAACTACAGGCATGATTAATGTCTCGGGTGGTAATGTTGTATTATATTCGGGTAGTGCCTTTAATATGCCATTGAGTTGCGAAACACCACCGCTTACGACCTTATGGGGCTGTGATGTTACCCAAACGTCGCATGTTAGTGTTTATGACATTCCTAGATGCGCCCTTAATCAAACATATCTTACAATCTTAGCTACAGACGGAAATTATATCTATTCTAAGATTTGTGACACCGTATTAAATTCAGATGGTTTTATACCTGTCACTGTAGGATTCTATAAACACTACACACCACCAGAGCCTGTCTTTGGGGAGTATGATTTAACAAGTAATAAAATCTTCAGTGTAGCTTATACAGCATCAGCATGTTCTCAATCTATGCCAGCTAAGTTAGGGGCAAATGTAGAATTTTACTCCTTATCAACTACGGAGTTAACCGGTCTATCATCTCTTTCTTCCACATCAAGAATGGATTACAGCTTAGATAAATATCGTAAAATTGCTGGTGTATTCCAATTTGAAGCGGGCAGCTTTACTAATACCAACATTCTTTTTAATATTGATTATGCCATTGCCCAGAAGGTATTCGGTCAGACATCACAGTTTTCCAATATGTCTAATACTGGATTTGATTTAGTATCTTATGAGATCCTCCGCCAGTGGATTGATATGACCAATAAGATATTGGCTCGTAAAGTGTATGTCAGATTTGATGCTAAGACTCAGGTGATGAAGCTCATCCCTGAACCAGCCCCTGGTTCTAGATATTGTGCAGCTATCGGATGTTATTTAGAAAGACCTATTGAAGATATCATAAATGAAAACTGGGTATTTGAATATACTGCAGCATTAACAAAGATAGCATTAGGCCATATTCGAGGCAAATTCGGCTCCGTGTCATTATTTGGCGGTGGTGTCATCAATGCTGATATTGGTGCACAAGGCCTGGCAGAAAAGGAAAAACTTGAAGCACTTCTATTAGTTGGCGGTGAAGGACCCGTACTTTCACCCTTCTTAATCGGATAAAGCTAGTTCATATTTACCTAATTTGTACATAAATAAGTAAATATATTATATATGGCTGCGCTTAAACTTTTAGTTAGAGAATCCTTTGAACCCGTTAGATATGTCATTAAAGAAGACAATCGTAATGCCATGCGTGATATGTACCTTGAAGGTATTTATTTAATGGCTGAAGAAGAAAATCGCAATGGTCGTGTTTACTCTATAGATGAGATGGCTAAAGAAGTTGCCAGATATACAGAGCAAATGATTAAGAAAGGGAGATCTATCGGCGAATTGAATCACCCTACTTCTGCTGAAATTAATCCAGAAAGAGCTTGTCATATGATTGAAAGCTTTAAACAAGAAGGTAACTATTACACTGGTCGCTCAAAAGTTCTTAGTACTCCTCTTGGTTCTTTGGTAAAGAGTTTATTACTTGACGGTGTTAAATTAGGAGTATCATCCAGAGCATTAGGAACTCTTGCAAGCGACGATGGTTCTAAAAATAACCGAGTATCTAATTTCCATTTACTTTGTGTTGATGTAGTTAGTGATCCTTCTGTACATACAGCTTTCGTTGAGGGTGTCCTTGAATCAAAGAACTTTATTCTTAATGGAGATGGTACCTGCAAGGAGTGTACAGATCTTGCCTTTGAGAAGCTTGAAACGAAATTAGCAACACTTCCTAAGAAGGATGTTAATGCTTATATACAAGAACAGGTACGGAATTTCATCAATTCTTTACGTTAATTATCAAAAGTATCTTACTAATTGGTAAGTAGATTTTTATAAATATGGCAATCAAGACACATATCAATAATATAGTCGGTAGCGTAATGTTGAAAAACTTTGCTCAAGCTGATATTGCTTTGAAGAAAGTTGTCCAAGAAAAACTTCAAGGCCGTTACAACAAAGAATATAATGCCATTAAAAAACAATTTTTTGGTAAGTAAGAATTTTTATGAAAGTATTAAATATCATCAAAGAAGCAACTAAGGATCTTCTCAACGAAGACACATTCAAGACCATTGAAGAAGGCGTAAAAGCTGAATTTGATAAGGCTGTAAATGAAAAAGCAGAAATCGCAGTTAAGCTTGCTCTTGAAAAACAAGACAACGAACATGCCACTGCCCTTACAAGCCTAGTTGAAAAACTCGACATTGATCGTGCCGCTAAGTTCCAACTTGCACTTGAGACAATGGAAACAGATCACATTGATAAGCTCCTTGCTCTTAAAGAAAGCTACAACAAGATCATCACTAAGCAGTCAGTTGGTCTTCGTAATGAGCTTAGAGAACAAATTTCAAAATACCTTGATATCCGCCTTGAGAAGTTTATTCCTACCAAGCAGATTCAAGAAGCAGCTAAAGAAAAGTTTGCACGTACCATTCTCGGAGAAGCTCGTAAGCTTTTCTCCATTAATGACATTCGTCAAAATAAAGTAGTTATGGAAGCAGTTCAAGACGGTGTTTCTCGCATCACCCAGCTTGAATCCCAATTAGCTGCAGTGACTAATAAAGCTAAAGTTTTACAAGAAAAAGCAGAAAAAGCTTCTGCGCAAATCGTCCTTGCCGAGAAGGTAGATAGTTTGCCAGAATCCAAAGTTGTTTATCTTAAGAATTTCTTCAAAGGAAAAAGTGCCACCTATATCAATGAAAATTTTGATTATGTGTTGAGCCTTTATGATAAGGAAGAAGCCGAGCGCCGCCAAAAAATCTCTGAAGAGACTAAGGACCTTCGTCGCCGTAGTAATGTTGATCGCTTAGTTGTAGAGAAGAAAAGCGATGATGCGGAATTCGGATCGCCCGCACTGGAACAGCCTTCAATGGTAATGTCCTATATCAGCGATCTGAAAAAAAATGACTCTAGACGTTATGGTAACGCCTAAAGCAATAATCTAATACCATAGTTAAATATACAAAACAAATATGAACAAACATATCACATCATCACCAAACCTCATTAATGAGGATAGAGCAACACAATTGCTTTCTAAGTGGGGTCCAGTTTTGGATTATTCTTCGAACAGCGTAAAGCCAATCGAAGAGGACTATGTTCGTCTTAGTACCGCAATCCTTCTCGAAAACCAAGAAAAGTGGTGCATCACCGAAGCCAATATGTCTTCGAACGGCACCGCTATGTTTGGTTACGGTAACAGCCCCGTTTCTAACGGTGCTACACCAGGATTGAATAACAGCGACACATATGCTCCAGGAGACGCACGTCTTCCTAAGATCCTTATCCCAATGATCCGTCGTACCTTCCCTGAACTTATCACTAACGAAATCGTTGGTGTTCAGCCAATGGGTGGTCCAGTAGGCCTTGCATGGGCTCTTCGTTACAAGTACGAAGGCACACTCGGTCTCGATGACACTAACCTTTCTGCCTCTGCTAGCCTTTCGGCTGCTGCTGCTAACGCAGCTGGTCAAGAAATCGGTTATAACTACCTCGGTACAGGTTACACCGGTACTAAAGCCATCACAGGCGCATATGCAGGAACACTCGGTACATCCGGTCTTCTTGCTCAAGACCTTGGTCTTGCTGCTGCTCTTGGTGTCTTTGAATCCCAAGGTAACTTCCCACAGGTAACTCTCAGCATTGAAAAGACTGCTGTTGAAGCTGGTACTCGTCGTCTCGCTACCAAGTGGACACTTGAACTTGAGCAAGACCTTAAGAACATGAACGGTATTGATATCGATTCTGAATTGACAAACGCGATGAGCTATGAAATTCAGGCCGAAATTGACCGTGAAATGGTTATCCGTATGATCCAAGTCTGTCTTGGTGCTGGTGCCAATGCTGGTTATACCACATGGTCTCCTGCCTCTGCAGATGGTCGCTGGATTGCAGAACGCGGTATCGATTTCTACAGCAAGATCCTTGTTGAAGCAAACCGTATCGCTATCCGTAACCGTCGTGGCGCTGCTAACTTCATCATTGCAACTCCTCGTGTTTGCACTATCCTTGAAATGTTAAAGGACTTCAAGCCTTTCATGATCAACGGAAACGTCAACACACAGCCAACAGGTATCGCTAAAGTCGGTTCTGTAGGTGGTCGTTTCAATGTGTATCGTGATACACGCTTTGAAGGTCAGATCCAAGTTGGTGCTCGTACCGACACTGTTGAATATGCTCTCCTTGGTTACAAGGGTCCTGAGTTCTATGATACCGGTATCGTGTACTGCCCTTACATTCCTGTAATGGTTCAGCGCGCTATTGACCCTAATACATTCCAACCTCGCGTTGCGATGTTAACACGTTATGGCGTAGTAAACAACCTCTTTGGGGCAAACCTTTACTATCACATGATTATCGTTTCTGGGCTTAGCACTGCATTCAGCCCTGCTAATCAGTCCGTATATCTCTAATAGTTCGTTGTAAATCAACGTTTATAAACCCCAAAAGAGCCGGAAGAAATTCCGGCTCTTTTGCTTTATATAATAAAATAAGGTGAATAGGTTGTTTACTTATCATATATTGTTCGTATGAATGAAGAAGAAATAACATCTAAAATAACTGAAATCCTCAAGCAAATCAAATTCAAGAAGTATACATACGAACAAGCATTTGCCTGTTTAAAATCTTACTATGAAATAGGATTATGCGCCGCGTCTCGCAAACATAATATATCACGAAAAAGTATTATGGATTGGTTAAATCCAGGCAAAAACGCCACAAGCTGTAAAGCATCATATAATAAAAATTATGATCAGCGTCAAGAAAAATGGCAAGCTTACTATAAAGAAAATGCTGATAAATTAAAAACACAAATGAAAGAAATACGAATGAAGCAAGGTGCTGAGGGACTTGCTCGTCGTCGCGCCTATATGCAAAATTGGAATACTAAGAATAAGGTATCTAAGGTGTTAGAAAATGCCTAATATAAATAGTTATATAAAAGCAGCAGATATATCCTCTTTAAAGAGATTACCTGGAGTTTATTTCTTTTGGATGAAATCTGATACTATTGCTAGGTACAGTATTCTTATGTCAAAGCCGTTAACTGAGGAATACGCTGTAGTTTATATAGGCAGTTCTAAAGATATTAGACAAAGACTTAATTGGCATTGGAATGATCCCTTTCTTGATAGTAATTGCAAAGCAGGTGCTATTTCTACATTAAATCAATCTATAGGAGCCATCCTAGAGCTGCCGACTGTAGACGAAAATTATAATACTATTAAAATATTCATGGATGATAATATGTTCTCTTCTGCTTTATATACAGAAACTACTATTGAAGCAAATGTTTTAGAAAATAGTTTAATACGGTATAATGATTGTCCTCTTAATATTTTAAGCAATAATCAGCATCCATACTATACTAAACTTAAACAATTACGCAAATTAAATAAAAACAAAGGGTTGGATATTATAAAACAAAGACCATAAAATATCCCAAGCAATTCATAAGTAATTGTATGAGTTATTTTACTTTCCAAGCCATTTCTGCTGGTGCCACTTCCCCTGCTAATCTATCTGTATCAGCGCGTACTATGAGTGCTGGTGTTGTTCAATTAGCTAATTTAACCGCATGTGCCCCTTTCCAAGGTATTCCAGTTATGGGGATTCTTTATAATACTCCGCTGTCTGCTCCTACAACACTTTCCGCTTTTAGTGCTATTGCCTCTACTACGTTTTCGGCATTCGGTACTGTCTTCCAGTTAAATAACACCTTCAACAACCAAACAGTAGCAATGCTTCGTACTGATGGTGGTACTGTTGAATTCACTGCATTGTCTTCTGGTTCTACCGTTGCATTAAGCGCCCTATCATCTGCTGCTAATGTGTCTTATAATGACTCATGGCCTGATCTTCAGCGCAGAGTTCTTCTTTGCCAGCAATAAACAGAATTTAAAATAATCAACTAAGAAAAGAGCGGTTACTCGCTCTTTTTTTATACTTAAAAACTTATGGCTAAAATAATCTTAGTATTTGGGCTTCCTGATTCGGGTAAAACTACTCTTTGTAATTATCTTCTTAGAGAAGAGGCATTTACAAATACTGAGTATATTAAGGATGATGAAATCCGCCGAAAATATAATGATGGTGATTACTCAGTATCTGGGCAAATTCGCCAAGCTGAAATCATTTATAAAATAGCACACGAAAGCCGAAAAGACTATGCATTATGTGACTTTGTCTGTCCTATAGCAAGCGTTCGTAATCTCTTTAAGGATAGTTACAAGATCTATATGAACACAATTAAATCATGTAGATTTGAAGGAGCAAACGCAATGTTCCAAGTACCTAAAGAAGGTGAATATAATCTTGAGATTAAATCATTCGATAAAATGAAACAACAAGCTCATATTATATCAGCTATTGTTAAATGTCAATTATTTTCTTTTGATCCGCGGTAGATTTCTTAATGTCAGCTACTAGATGATCCAATATCTCTTCACGAGTAGCAT